CAGGCGAGACAGGCGATCATGGCGATATCCACTTGACATTCCCAAATAACGTAGTTATTGGTATCAAGCGTGATGTAACCGTATATCGTTTCTTCTGGCCAAAGAAGGACTCCATTGAATACACAATGTTTACTCGTGTTGGCGTTCAAATTGAACAAGCTGATGCATGGGTAGTTGTAAAGAACGTTAAGGTAGCTTCTTAATTTAATTAGGAATTAATCCCGCAAGAAAATCCCCCAAATTATATTTGGGGGCTTTTCATTTTAATTTAATGATGCTATAATTGTTTTACCTAGACAAAGGAGAAAATATGTCATTTGAGACATTAAAAGTAGCAGAACTTAGAAAGATCGCAGAAGATTTCGGCGTCGAAGCAGAAGAACTTAAAAATAAAAAAGATATTATTGCAGCATTAGTAGAAGAAGGCGTAACATGGTCTGTTTATGAAAAGACCACAAAGGCTTTAGAAGATGAAGCAGAAGATATTTCGGAGGAAGTCCTTCCAAAGTTTGATCCTAAAAAGGATCAGCCAGAAAATACAGTTCTGGTAAAAATGGATAGACACAACTTTCGATATGACATTATGGGATTTACTTTTACCAAGGAACACCCATTTGTCGCTATGAATAAAGATGACGCACAGGGCATCTTTGATAAGGAGGAGGGTTTCCGTTTAGCAACTCCAAAGGAAGTTCAAGAGTTCTATAACTAAACCCAATTAAATGGCAGAAGTATATGTAGACACAAATTCCCCAGTAAAGACAAAGATATTTTATCAGGGTGAAATCGTAGACCCTGATGGTTCGGTCAGTGCTACATTATATGATATTACAGAAGATCCATTTATTGATCCTGCAATATCCTCAACTTCTCCAATAAGTACTTTATCTGCATCTAAAATAGATAGCGACTTCGGCTCATATTTAATCAATATGCCAAATAGCTTAACTACAAGAAACAGAAATTTTAAAATTGTTTGGACATATTCTGTAAATGGAAACGTTGTAACTCACAATACTTTTTGTGATGTTGTTACACCATATGCAAATTTAGCGGAAGCAATAGAAGACCTTGGTCTTGGCACAGATCCAAGCGATCCAAAATATAAGACATATCATGAATTACAGATGGCGGAAAAATATGCTAGAAAAGTAATTGAGTCTTATACTGGACAAAGATTCTATTTGTACAACGATACAACTTTTGCCTATGGTTCTGGTTCAGATATTTTGCCTCTTCCATATAGAATTTATGGATTAAGAATTTTAGCAGCAAATGATACACTTTTAATTGATTCTATTAATGATATTAATTATTGGGGATGGAATCCAGAAATTATTGAAGGCGGATTCGGATTAAAAGCAATTCAATCTAATACGCTTGATCAAACAACATATATAGCAAATGGTTTAGCTACACCTACAATTAATGCTCTTCAGGGCGACCCATTCCTAAATGGGATGAGATATAAGATTGAAGGGGCATTTGGGTATGAAGATGTTCCAGATAATGTAGAGCAGGCAGCTATCCAGTTAATGGGAGATTACTTTAGTAAAGATAAGCTATGGACAAATAAGTACGTAAAGAGAGTTCAAACATTTGATTGGCAGTTTGAGTATAACTCTGAAGTATATAAAGGTACTGGAAATGCATATGCAGATTCACTCCTATATCCTTATGTCCTATCAAATATGTTGGTGATTTGATGTATGATTTAATTGATGCAGTATTATCCATGAAAATGGATATATATAAGCAAACAGACTCTCAGGATGCAGACACTGGAGCTATGAAAAAGGATTGGATGTATTACAAGACTTTAGATTGCCATGCTAAGGGAGTTATCAGCAATTCTGGTACAGCTAGAAATGCAGACAGACAAGTTTTTGACAACAGATATATAAATGATCAGGTAATAGAGATAAGAACATTTGACAGGATTACCTTAAGAGAAAAAGTAACTAATATTCGTGATAGAGACGGAAAGGTAATTTGGGTTGAATTAAATTTTCCAACCGAAACACCAACAGTTTTTGAAGTCACGGGAACAACACCAATAACTGATCCATTTGGAAGAGTTATTGGATACAACTCAACTCTTAAAAGATCGGAGAATCAATTAATTGGCATCTGAAGACTTGTTGGCCCAAGCAGCTAGTCGCCTTGAACCTCTTATGGTTGGCGATAAGTCTAATGCTGTTTTAAGAAGCAGTATAGTCGCTCAAGTTTCAGCAGCAATATATTACCAGTCTAATGTAATGGTAAATATAATGAAAAATAAACAATTACAAAATAAATTCCAAAGTCTTATATTTAAACAAATACAAGAAGATTTTGGTTTATATATGGATTCTCAGGCAAGATCAAAACCAAAGCAATATCACCATGTCTATGAGTGGAATAGACAAGGAGAAGAATCTGCAAGATTATTTAAATTAAAAAAATTAGTTTCAAATGAATTTGCCTTAAGATTAAATTATGAATTAATGCCATCAAAATCTTTTGTTCCTTCAGATAAAGGAAAGAATAGATATGTGTTTGCTAATAAAGCATCTGTGATGGAAGCTGGAATGCCCGTCACAATTGCTCCAAGGGCCGCTGAGAGGCTTGTATTTGATGTTAGTGGTGGATACACCGTCTTCATGCCAAAAGGCGCCTCAGTGACTGTCAGACAGCCTGGAGGGGCAGGAACAAAGAATAGCTTTAACTTAGCATATAAGAGATTCTTTACTGGACAATTAGTAAGTTTATCAATTAAGAAATCTGGTTTCCATAAAATGTTTACATCTAAAGTAAAGCAAGCAATGGGATTGCCAATGGATATTAAAACAGTTAAATATTCATTTTCTCCAAATACCGTGAGATCTTTGGCATCAAATGCAGTAAATATGGTGGGTGCATAAAATGGTAAATTATAACGCAGATGCTATGTTAGAATTAAGAAAGTTTATTTGGTCTGATTTACAGACTCTTGATATATTTGATGCTAATGATTATTTTATGGAAAACTTAAATGAGACAGTAATTCCTATAATTCCAGTACAGCAATCACCAGAATTAAATCAATTTTTAAGCGGCAAGAAGCATATTGTTTATGATAAAATTGGAATGTCATATGAGGATAATTGGCTAATATGCTGTGAGCAAATATTATTTACAATTTATTCAACACAGGTTTCAGATATTAATATGATCAGAAATTACATGGTAGACATGTTTAGAAGAATGGATGAATCAGCAAAAACTGTAAATGCATGGTCTGGGCTTTCAAACCAATTTAAATTCCACACCATATTTGTGGCAGATATTAGCGCAACTGAGCCATCAAAGGAGCTACAAGGATTCCTGGCATCAGATGTAATATTAGAGGTAAAGTATTCAAGAATGACAGACGGCTCAGGCAGATTTAATTAGTTTGCCTTATGACCCATTATGGCCTAAAATTGGCTATAGAGGAAAGGGCCTAGCCAGCCAAAATTTTATAATTGAATTTTCCAGGAGGTGGAATACAAATGGCATATAATGCTAAAAATATTATCGTGGGTGCAGCAGCACTTAACATCACAACTACTGACTCAACAGATGGTAGCTACGCAGTTTTCGATCCAACAGCGGCAGCTTCATTCGCAGCAGGTTCAAACGGTTCAACCGTTACATCAGCTGGAGCTTTGAACTCATCAGTTGTAGGTGCATCAGTTGCAGCAGCTTACACTCACGTAGGATTTACAAATAACGGTCTTCAAATTACATACAATCCAACTTTCGATTCTGTAACTGTAGACCAGTTGCTTGATACTGCTCGTCTCTTCAAGTCAGCGATGGAAGTTATGATCGCTACTGAAATGACAGAAGGTACACTATTTAACGTTATGACAGTTTTCGGTCAGAAGGCTTCATCACGTACAGGTACACTTTCAGCAACAGCAACAGAAACACTTAGCTTGTCTGGTGGAGCTCTTCTTGAAGCACCAACAGAGCGTCAGCTAATCGCAGTTGGTCCAGCACCAACTAATGCTTCTGCAAATACAGAGCGTGTATACTATGCACGTCGTGTATTGGCTGTTCAGCAATCACAGTTCTCGCTTGCTCGTGCATCAGCGACAACATTCCCAGTTACCTTCCGTCTTCTACCAGATGCTAACTACTCTGGCTCAGAATATGGAAAGATCGTTGATCGCTTCAGAGCATCAGCATAATTTAATTTAAATTAAAGTAGCAAATCCCCAAGAAATTGGGGATTTTCTATTTGTATTATTAGAACCCATTTGTTATAATGATTTAGACAATCCTAGGAGGATAAATTGGCAACTACAGTATACGACGTAGAAGAAATTGAACTACAAAACGGCTCTAAGGTAAAGCTAAAGCCACTCTCAATTAAAGAGTTGAGAGAGTTCATGAAAGCAATTAATAAAACAGCAGATACATCATCAGAAGATGAAACACTAACAGTGCTTATTGATGCCTGTGCAGTAGCATTACAGAAACAGCTCCCAGACTTGGTTGCAGATAGAGATGCATTAGAAGACGCATTAGATGTTCCAACTATCAATCGCATTCTTGAGGTATGTGGTGGGATTAAGATGGACGACCCAAACCTGATGGCGGCGGCGGTTCTGGCTGGTCAGAACTAGACCTTGCCGCTTTAGAAGGTGAAGTTTTTTTACTAGGTCATTGGAAAAATTACGAAGACTTAGAAGAAAATCTTTCAATGCCAGAGTTAATTCAAACATTGAAATCAATGCAAAAAGTTGAAAATGATAAAAGAAAATTTTTAGCAGGAATTCAAGGAGTTAACTTAGATGAAGACAAGCAAGAAGAAGGAGGCACCACTTTCGAAGATGTTAGACGCAGGGCAATGGGAGTAAATGCTGAAGGAAACGATGTAGTTTCTTTGCAAGGAGAATTTGCAGAGCATTCAGGCTTCGGAATTGGAATGGGTCTAGGATACGAAACTAGGTAACAAATGGCTGAAGAAAATATAGTAACTAATATAACGGCTAGTGCTAATTTTTCAAACCTTATTTCAGATTTGAATAAGGTTACAGCTTCCTTAACAAATTTACAAACACAAGTTTCAGCAACAAATAAATCTTTAGCAGCGCAGATTGCAGTAGTTAACAGACAGTTTGGCGATACTTTAAGAAGTACAGGACAGTTTGCTACATACTTTGCATCTGCTGGTAATGATGTTGAGAAATTTGGACAGAACTTAGATAAGGGTAGATTAAAGCTAAGAGATTACTATAGAACTTGGCAGGATCACCATAAAACAACTACTGGGCTAATTAGAGATTTAGCTCAGCAACAGGTACGATTGAAAAATGCCATTATGCAGCCATTGGGCAGAAATGCAGAAGGCATTATGCAATACGCTGTTCACGTACCACGTGGATTAGATTTAATTAAAAGTAAAACTGCATTAGCTCATCAAGAACTAAAGATTATGAATAGAGTTATGCAGGAAGGTGCAAACCAGTTAATTAACTGGGGTAAAAATACTCAGTGGGCTGGTCGTCAGTTAACAGTTGGCTTAACAGTTCCACTAGCAGCATTTGGTAAGGCTGCTGCAGATGCATTCAATCAAGCAGATCAGCAATTAGTTCGTCTTACAAAGGTTTATGGTGATTTGGGTGGAGCTACAAGAGAAGAACTAACAAAAGTTAGAAAAGATGTAACAGCGGTAGCAAAAGAACTTTCTCAAGGCTATGGTGCATCTTTTAGCGAGACATTAGGATTAGCTGCAGATATTGCAGCAACAGGAAAAACTGGACAAGAACTTTTAGGATCAATTAAAGAAACAACCAGACTTGCAGTGCTTGGTGAAGTAGATAGACAAGATGCTATGAAGGCTACCCTGGCGATTCAATCAGCATTTAATCAAAATACAAAAGAACTAAGTCAATCAATTGACTTCCTTAACGCAGTTGAAAACCAGACATCAACAAGCCTCTCTGATTTAGTAGAAGCAATTCCAAAAGCTGGTCCAGTAGTTAAAGGCCTTGGCGGAGATATTAAAGATTTAGCACTTTATTTAACTGCAATGAAAGAAGGCGGAATCAATGCAGCAGAAGGTGCAAATGCAATTAAGTCATCTCTAGCATCTTTAATTAACCCAACTAATGTTGCTGTTGAAAAGTTTAAATCATTTGGCATAGACCTTTTAGGTATAGTTAGTCAAAATGCTGGAAATGTAACTCAGACACTTTTTACACTGCAAGGCGCATTAGATAAGTTAGATCCACTTCAAAAGCAACAGGCAATCGAACAACTATTCGGTAAGTTCCAATTTGCTAGAATGGGTGCTTTGTTTGATAACCTTGGAAAGCAAGGAAGCCAGACGCTAAAGGTTATGGATTTAATGAAGGCAAGTAGCCAAGATTTAGCAAATGTGGCTGGACGAGAAATTAAGCAGGTTACTGAATCTGCTTCTGGTCAATATAGAAGAGCACTGGAATCATTAAAGGCAGACTTAGCAGCAGTTGGCGAACAATTCTTAACAATTAATACATATGTTATTAAGTTTGTTGATAACATTGTAAAATTTGCAAATAATTTGCCAGGCCCAGTTAAGCAGATACTTTCATTCCTAGGAGGAATTACTGCAATTGCTGGTCCACTGATTATGTTAACTGGTGTACTTGGTAACTTCTTTGGATATATTGTAAAGGGTGTTTATCACTTTAAATCATTATTTAAAAATGCAGAAGGCTGGAGAATGCTTACTCCAGAGATACTTGCAGCAAATAAAGCTGGTACTCAGGCAGAATCAACATTTTATAATGATGCTAGAGCAGCAGCTATATTAAATCAATCTCTTAAAGATCTAGCAGTACAGTATGAGAATTTAGCAGTTAAGGCACAAAGTGGAACAATTTCTGTTAATCCAATTTTGAGCACAGTTCAAGGAAGCGCATTAACAGCAACAGGCGCAGGCGGAAGACAAGTA